CTCAACCGTTATCGGTCCAGAGATTGACGCGCTACGTCGTTTCCGCACAATCGGTTGGTACTACTTCGGAGGCTTTGCTCGCCTTCGTGAAGCTGCTCTCTATCGCATTGAGTCAGCAGCAACTAACGGATAATTTCCGTTCGGCAGGGGTGGGGTCAAACCCACCTCTGCTACTTATGAAAGGTTGGATATGGCATACACACTAACAACTCCTTACCAGTGGCAAACTTGGGGAGCCGGATATAATGAGTTCACTCCTTATGCCCGTCTTGCAGGTCGTCGCTTTATAGGTGGAACTATCAATGGTCCTATCGCACCTAGTATGACAGATGTAGCACGTGGTCAGACAATCATTGTTAATGGAACTACTGTTACGTTGACATTGACTCCAAGCCAAGATGAACTAGCAGCAGCTAGTTATTACTTCCTTGGTGGACACGAGTACGAGATCAGTGATGGTCAAGCACAGGTTCTTATTAACGCTGGCTACGGCGATTATGTGACACCAGTTGTATGAGCCTACACAGACGAACAACCCATCTTGAATATGTAGAGGGATGCTTTGGTTGCAAGATAGGCGAACTAGAGTTGAGTGTAGGAGCTGCAAACCACAGAGGTATACCTACTGCCAAGCAGCACGACAAAGAGTTAGGTTCCTATTACGACGCAGTGCGTCAAGGAATCGAACCAAGTTCAACAAAGCAAAAAGATATAGATGCAGCAGTAAGGCTTTCCCACGATGCGGGTAAAGCATTTGATTCAACTACTATGACGTTCAAGGAGTAATAATGGAAAACTACGCAAAGATGGAAATGGAATCAGACGAGTACATCACAAAGTACCCAACACCTGACAAGCAATACGCAGCAGCTATGAAGTATTGCACATACGAATCAATTCAGACAGGTGCAATGGGCAAGGCAGCCAAGTAATGAAAAAGACTGCTAAGAAGAAGAAGGTTGCCAAGGTAATGCGCGAGTTCAAGGCAGGTACTTTGAACTCAGGATCTAGTAAAGGTCCAGTAGTTACAGGTCGCAAGCAAGCTATTGCTATTGCGCTATCTCAAGCAAAGATGTCTAACAAAAGAATGGGTAAAAAGAAGTAATGGCAAAGTCTCCAGCGTGGCAGAGGGCAGAAGGTAAGAACCCAAAGGGTGGCCTGAATGCAAAAGGTCGTGCCTCTGCTAAGGCGCAGGGGATGAACCTCAAGCCTCCAGTCAAAAAGGCTGAGGCTGCTAAGTCTCCTAAGTCTGCAGGACGACGCAAGTCTTTCTGTGGTCGTATGTGTGGGATGAAGGCCAAGAACACTTCTAGTAAGACAGCAAAAGATCCAAACTCAAGAATCAACAAGTCGCTACGCGCTTGGGATTGTAATTGTAAATAAAGGAGATATAGGTGGCACTAGGACAATACGGTACAACGTTATTAGATGAACTTAATCGTTTGGCTAATGGTGGCACCTACCGAGCACCAGGCGAGATGGTTGATGAAGCACTAGCTGCTCGTCAATGGGCAGTTGCACGTTCAGTATCAACAAACTTAACAGATACAGTGGGGGTTCTCAATGCGATTGCGGGTACGACTACTACTAATCGCCTTGATTACAACGGCGTATGTAATCTTATCGCTGGTACTTTTCAACTACCTGCAGCGCAAGCTCTCAGAGCGGTGTCATCTTGAGTGCTAAATATAACTTGGTCTGTGACCAAGCGACCACATTTAATTTTCAGTTCCAGATCAAGAACGATTCAACTCCTTGGAATCTAACTGGTTACACAGGAACTATGACCGTACGACCATTTGTTGGTGCAACTACTACAACAGTGGTTGCAAGCACAGCCAATGGCGCTATGGTGCTTACAGCATTAACAGGACGTATTAACGTCACACTCAGTGCAGCAACTACTGCAGCCATTACAGCAGGACGCTACTCATACGATCTAGTATTAGATTCAGGTGCAGAAGTTACACGCATCCTTGAAGGTAAGTTTATTGTGACAGGAGCTGTGACCACGTGACAACTGTTATTGTTATTGAAAACATCACACCACAAGTTGGTGTAGAACTTTCCCAGGATCAAGGTCCACAGGGTGGTCAAGGTGCTACAGGTTCAACAGGACCGGCAGGGCCTACTGGCCCTGTTGGTGCTACAGGTCCTACGGGATCTACTGGCGCAACAGGTGCGACAGGAACGACAGGAGCAACAGGTGTTACAGGTGATACTGGACCGACTGGCCCGACGGGTGCCACCGGTCCTATTGGAGTTACGGGACCCACAGGTCCTGCAGGCGCAACGGGCGATACGGGAGTCACAGGTCCAACAGGACCTGTTGGCGCTACAGGAGTCACGGGAGCTACTGGACCTACGGGACCAGTTGGTGCAACTGGAACGACAGGAGATACAGGTGCGACAGGACCTGCAGGAGCGACTGGCCCACAAGGGGCCACAGGCCCACAGGGTGTAACTGGAGACATCGGACCTACTGGTATCCAAGGTCTAACAGGCCCTGCAGGGGCTACAGGACCCACTGGAGCAGACAGCACAGTGCCAGGTCCAACGGGTCCAACAGGCCCTGCTGGTGCAACTGGTCCTGCCGGTGCAACAGGGGCAACAGGTCCATCAGGTCCAGCAGGCAATACAGATGATTTAACAATTTCAATAGTAATGCAACAATTCTAAGAAAAGGTAAAAATGCCAACAACTACATCAAAGGTGCTCTTTCGCGGAGCTGCAACAACAACGGTTGGAACAACCCTTTATACGGTTCCTGCTTCTACAACAGCAGTAGTGACAAACATTATTGTCACAAATACAGCAAGTGCTTCTGGCACATTTACTCTTGGTCTTAATGGCACTAATCTTGCAACAGCAGTATATGTAGCTGCTAATGATTCTACTGTGTTGGATATTAAGCAACCTTTGACTACCACTCAGACTATTACAGGTGGGGCAAGTGCAACATCAATTAACTTCCACATCTCGGGAGTGGAGATCGTCTAATGTCCCCAGTTTCTAAATTTTCTAGTTATGGCAAATTTGAAACAATGGCTATGGGTAACATTAAAACAGAAGCCCCTACGATTGGTACTGCTACAAATGTTGGCACTGGGCGTGCCTACAATAACGGAGCCGCAACAGTAACATTTACTGCTCCTGTTTCTAATGGCAGTAGTCTTCCTATTACATCTTATACAGTTACATCTAGTCCTGGTGGCTTTACAGCTACAGGCGCTTCTTCACCTTTGACTGTGACTGGATTGCAGTCATCTACTTCTTATACTTTTACTGTAATTGCTACTAATGCTGCTGGCAATAGCCCTGCTTCTGCTGCATCTAATAGCATCACTGCAACTACAGTTCCACAGGCTCCTACTATTGGTACAGCAACTGCTGGTAACGCAACAGCAACTGTTGCTTACACAGCAGGTGCAACTGGCGGAGCAGCAATTTCAACATTTACTGCTACATCATCTCCAGGTTCAATTACTGGAACAGGCACAAGCCCTATTACAGTTTCAGGATTAACAAATGGAACTGCTTATACATTTACAGTAACAGCAACTAACGTTAATGGAACTTCTGCAGCATCTGCAGCATCTAATTCTGTAAGCCCTATTGCTCTTTCTCCAACAAGTGTTGATTATCTTGTTGTTGCAGGTGGAGGTGGAGGAAATCAAGGTGGTGCTGGAGCGGGTGGTTTTAGAAGCGGAACTTTGGCAATTTCAAGTTCGTTTACTGTAACAGTAGGTGCTGGTGGCGCTGGTGGGCCAACATCAATTTATCAACCTGCTGTTAATGGTAATGCCTCAGTATTTTCAAGCATTACTTCTGCTGGTGGTGGTGGTGGTACCACAGGTAATCCTGGAAGTAATGCTAATGGTGTAGCAGGAGGTTCAGGTTCAGGTGCTTGGGGTTCGTCAGGAACGGTTGGCGCGGGTAACACTCCTTCAACATCTCCGTCACAAGGTAATAATGGTGGAGCAGGTGCAACTCCTGGTGCATACGGCGGTGGTGGTGGAGCGAGCGCGGCTGGTACTAGTGGTGTTGCTACTGGACCGCCTAGTTATGTTACTTATGGTGGTAACGGTGGAGCAGGTTCAAGTTCATCAATTACTGGAACAGCAACTGCATACGCTGGAGGAGGCGCGGCGTCAAGTAGTAACACTTCAACGGTTCAAGCAGGTGGTACAGGTGGAGGTGGTAACGGTGGCTATAGCAACGGTGGAGCTACTCAATCAGGAGTTTCTGGAGCCGCTAATACAGGTGGCGGTGCTGGTGGTGGTCCTAGTTCTGGTGGTAGTTACCCATCAGGTGGTTCAGGAGTGGTCATTATTGCCTACTCTGATTCTTTTGCACCATTAACTTCTATTCCTGGTGGATTGACTTATAACCAACCAACACGAAGCGGGTACAGAGTTTATCGCTTTACAGCGGGAACAGGAACGGTGACAGTCTAATGGCACATTACGCATTTTTAGATGAAAACAATATCGTTACTGAGATAATTGTTGGTGTTGATGAAACGGAATTAATTGAAGGATTAGATCCTGAAACTTGGTACGGCAACTTTAGAGGTCAAGTGTGTAAACGCACTTCGTACAATAACAATATCCGCAAAAACTATGCAGGTATTGGTTACATTTATGACGAACAACGAGATGCGTTTTACACCGTAAAACCGTATCCTTCTTGGATACTTAATGAAGAGACTTGTAAGTGGGAACCACCTGTACCTAATACTACTGAATGGGAATTTCCATATTGGAATGAAGCCACTCAAAATTGGGAAGCTCCTAGAGAAGACTGGCAGAATTAAGAATAGGTTTTTTTGGACCAAATGTTTTTCATATAATGATTAATAATGGTTCCATTAAAATTCTTATCTTCTAACTTTTGGTACTCACCATTTTTTAGGTATGAGTATTCTGCTTTCCAATCAGATCGCTTAAATGGTACAACCTGAACCATAGGGGTACCCTTCTCAAGTATGCCTTCAAAATCATTTGTAAACCAAACAGGGGGCAGTATTTCAAGGTTGCTTCTGTCGGTATCAATTACTGCTGGTATTGCTTGAACTCCAGTTTGACGATAGCCAAATGGTTGAGTGATTAAACACGAATAACCTTTAGGTGTAATGATTCTCCACCTGTTCATAAACTTAAAGACTTGTGAATTAAAACCTACAGGTACTTGGACTTCTTCCCTTGCTTGATGTCCGTGTTCTAAAAATACCTGTTCTGTAGTACGCCAAGTAATATATTTGTTTGGACCATCGTTCTTTACCTGGACATCAGCCCACAAAGGAATGATGTAACCAGAGGTGATGGCATCTAGCATTGGTACACATTTCTTTGGACCAGCGTTAGATACACGATCTTGGACAATTAACTTCTTACCTTCAGGATTATTTTCGCTTTTGCTATAAGGAGTCATAGCCTTCCACCAATCAGGCACAGCTTGAGTTGCAGGGTATGGGCGGGGTGCTACTTCCCAGCCGTATTCATCTCTTGCTTCAAATTTAATAATCTGTTTCATACCCCAAAGATACCATAATTGGAGATCTTTGGCGTAAGATTCTCCTATGAGATTCCACGTTATGAGTCTGCCTCACACGCAGACAACCAAAGATTATGTTAACTGCGCCTATACAGAAAAGGTACGCCGATTCTGTATGATGATGAAAGGGTTAGGCCATACGGTCTACCTATACGCTGGTGAGGAAAACGAAGCACCAGTAGATGAACTAATTACCTGTATCACTAAAGAGCAGCAACAAGAGGCTCTGGCTGGTAAACACTTTACTGAGGCAGAGTTTAATAATGAACTGCCTCACTGGAAGATCTTTAATGGCAACGCCATCAAGGAATTAGGCAAGCGCCTAGAGCAAAAGGATTTCATCTGTGTTATCGGTGGTGCTTCACAGAAGCCTATCGCAGATGCTTACCCAAACCACATAACAGTAGAGTTTGGTGTTGGTTACGGTGGAGTATTTAGTAAGTACAAGGTGTTTGAGTCATACGCTTGGATGCATAGCATCTATGCAATGTTTAAGAACCCAACAAGTGTTGATGGCAACTTCTATGATGCGGTTATTCCTGGTTACTTAGAACCTGAGATGTTCCCATTGCAGGAGAAGAAAGAAGATTACTACCTTTACGTTGGACGTATGGTAGATCGTAAAGGTTTGATTGTTGCTCAGCACGTATGCAAGGAACTAGGACTCAAGCTGATTATGGCAGGTCCTGGTAAAGATCCTAAGATTGAATACGGTGAATGGGTAGGACCAGTAGGAGCAGAAGAACGAGCAAAGTTAATGGGTGGTGCTATTGCCCTATTTGCTCCAACGCTCTACATAGAACCTTTCGGTAACGTTGTTATCGAAGCACAAGCCTGTGGTACTCCAACGATTACTACAGACTGGGGCGCGTTTACAGAAACTAATCCACAAGGTGTTACTGGATACCGTTGCAGAAATGCAATGGAGTTTGCAGTAGCTACAGAGTGGGTTAAAGACTTAGACCCAGTAGCAATACACAAGCGAGCAGTGTCCTTGTATTCCTTGGATGCTATCGCACCACAATACGAGCAATACTTTGCACGACTGCTAACTCTATGGGGAGATGGCTGGTATGAG